ATACGGCTGGCTGCACCGACCAATATAAAAATATACCTTGCCGCCCTTTACTGCTACCCATGTGTTTTCAGCATTGTTTTGCGGAGTGCGTGGGCACGACGAGTCCTCTTCTAAAGACTTGTGGCTGGTCATTACAGGCTTGTTGCCCTTGCCGCTCTTGGACGCTTTGGATTCTGCTCGTCGCTTTTGTGACACAGCAGCCTTGCGTTCCTTGGGTGACATCTCGCCCACAGTTTCAGGAGTCTTGCCCACCTTACGCATAGGTCGGCACTTGGGGTACGAACCGCCTTCGCTGGCACTCTTGCGACCACACGGGGGGTACTCTCCAGTTTTTGGATCACGCTTGCCACCAATGTTTACCCACTTCTGCTTGAACCAATCACCCAAGTCTTCGTCAATCTTGCACGGTGGGGTTGGGAACTGTGTGTTGTGCTTGGAGAATCCACCTGTCTGACCGGGTGTGGGTGGGCGACGCTTGTTCTTGTCGCTTTCAATAATATTGGCAGCAGCGGTATGGTACAGTTCAGTAAAGTCAAACTCTTCTTTCATGCCCTTACGCATTCCACGCTGTAGTTCATCAAACAGGCGAACAGTATCGTCACGACTCGCAGCAGACGGCATTCCTTGTGCAAACGATTTCTTGTTGTCTTGTTCGGCAGCGGCTCGCATCTTGCTGGCACTCATGCCCTGCACACCTGTTGCTTTGGGATCACGCTTGCCTGCCATGACGAAATCGTAACGCTTTAGTTTTAGTCGGCGTTTAGGATCAGAGTGCTTCATTAGTTTACGGATGTTTTTGTCATCGTAGTCTTCGCTGCGATCTTCGCCACCCACAAACACCACATGCTCGTACCCCATCTCTGCAAGCGTGTACAGCAGATCAAATGGGGTCTTTATCTTTTCAGAGTTTAAAAAATGTACTCCCGGGAATAGGCGTTTCAACCAAAAATATTTACGAGATGGCGACAACGGATTCTTTTTGGGATCGTGACTGCGACTAAACCCAATCGCGTGATCTGCTCCCATTTTGTGTGCCGTGTCTACCACCTTGTTGAAAAGGAGTTGGTGTCCCGAAGTTGGTGGCTGAAAACGACCGAAAGCAACTACAATAGTTTTGCTTCGTCGTGTATCCTTTATAGATTTAGCCACTTTAGATCACCTCCCGTAATGCACTTGCGGTGCACCAACTCTTTACTGTTTCCACGATTTGGAAATCGTGAAGTTAGCCTTTGAAAACTCAATGCGATCAACTAATTTCACCGCATCGTTACTCAAACGATCTATTGCAACAAACCCTTCGGGAACTGTTGCCACATACTTGTCACCCTTCTGCACAAATGTTCCAAACTCTGTGGACAGGGTTCCCAATTTGCCTAGCACATACTTCTTGATCTGTGCTACACGATTATGTAGCGTGAACAGCCGATTGATTTGGTTGCGGTTGTTACGCACATAATCCAGTGTTGGGGTTGGTGTTTTGGCAGGAACTTTGGTTTTTCGTTCTTTACGCTTGGCATCCACTTTAGCAGACAGGAATGTTAGCAGTTCATTGGTATCGCCTAGTTCGCGGCCGCTACGGATAATGCTGTTGAAATACATCTTGATCTCGGCTACAACTGCTGTGTTTTTGGCTAGCCCGTTCATTACTGCTCGCAACCCAATACCCTCACGAATAATATCGTCTATTTGGGTATTGATGTGTGCAATATCTTTGGTGGTAAACAAGCCGTCACCACGAGAGAATCGGTAGGTGGCGTTGTCGTACCATACGGTTTTGCTTTTGGCTAGTCCTTCAAGTGAAGGGTTGAACCGCACAACACGCAGATCAGCCATGCTGTCACCACCGTATTCGGTGTGGAACACAATACCAATCTTGGCTCCTCCGATTCGTGTGCCCAAATGGGACTGCGGATCAACCGCGTACTTGATGGTGTTGGGCTGGAATGTAATGTACCGCTTGCCGTCAATGGTTTCAGTCTTGCGTGTCTCGCTGTCAAACAGCAGATCGCCTTGCAGAATGGTTTTGATGCGGAGTGTCTTGAAATACTTGAGTGCCAGTTTGAGTTTGGCGTTCAGCCCGTCAGCAGGATGGTTGGCATTAATGTCTGCATCGGTGTAGTTAATCTTGGGTGTCTTGTTGAACACACTCTTTGTGCCCACAAAAAACTTGCCGTTCTCGGGGTTGATGCCCATGATGACAGCAGGCGCACCGTCCCACTTGACTGAAATATCGTATGGCACGGTTTCATTGCCGTGTAGAGACTGCACCACACCACGCAGAGAGTTCATTGCTTTTGAGAAGCCTGCAAAACCGCTGTTGAAGATTTCGTCTTCAAGATGCTCTAAATGTACATTCTTGCCCCCTGTGCTTTTCAGGGATTCGGCTAGAAAGGGAATAAAGGAATTCATGGGTTTCACCCCATTATTTAGACCGTAGAAACCTGTTCGGATTTCCATAGTGCAATAGCGTCCACGAGGGGTTCCACCCAATCGCGGGTGTGGGCTTCAAACACTTGGCACTCGCCTGTGCTGGCTACACCCATGATGATTGTAATATTGTCCACTCGCTGCCCTGTCAGGTCTTGCCACATGAGCGCGTATGCGGCTCCTTGAGTAAAATAATCACCAATTGCGTCTTCACTCTTGGGATTCTTGGAAGTCTTGAAGTCCACCACGGACAGGTTGCCGTTGTATTCTGCAATACAGTCGGTGCGTCCTGCCAATCCAATTTTCTTTGACCACAGGGGTACTTCAACCGCACGAATGTTGTCAATGCAGTCCAAATACGGCTGCATGGTGTGGAACATATCCAACTCTTCCGTGCCTGCGGCTTCTTGCAGCGAAGCCTCAAAACGGTTCTGTAAATAGTCCTCTATAAGAGCATGAACCCGAGTGCCACGAGACAGGATTCGTTTGGACTCTTCGGGATTCTCTCGTCGCCATTTTGCGAAGAACTTTCGCTTTGCCCATCCTGTAACAGTAGTCACAGACGGGAAAACTCCATCGGGTGTTGTGTACTGCCGAGAGCCGTTTGCCTCTGCGGCTGTTATATCCCCCGAAATATTCACAAAAGCATGACGAAAAGATTTCATACTTATTCGTCTTCAGATGGCTGTTCATCAACCGCTTCCACTTCGGGTTCAGTCTTGGGCTGTTGGGGAAGTGGAGTTTGGTTGCGTTCCATCCACCGCTTGGCAGCAGCGAATTCAGGCTTGTTCTGTTGCTGTTGCATCCATAGCAGCATATCTCTCATGTTTGGCATAGTTTAATCTCCTAATAGTATCTAGGTGTGTAATTTATGAAATATTCAACAAAGTATCTAGTTTGAATACTTGAGTGCGGCTTCGTAGCCTTCTAGCAACTCTTCCGATATTCGTGCGTACTCCGCAGCACCACGAATAAATGATTCGGTCACAGCCTGTGTGAATGGATTGCTGCTACCAAACAGGACGATTGCTGGTAGACACACTCCAACCACGACTTCACGCAGATACGCGGTTTTTGCGTCAAACGAATACGAGCCGCTCGCCTGTTTCGCTTCCAATTCGTGTAGCACTTTTTGAAAAGCCGCCGAGTACGAGCCTGTGGCATCCAAGTTCTCCTTGCCGTGCTGAATGGTGTTACGGGTTGCGTCCACACACGCGGTCTGTATATTGTAGTCACACTCTTCTTTCATGGTGATGAATTCCAGTGGTTTTAACGCTTTCCTAAACTTGGACAGCACAGCGTATCTGTCAAATATTTGTAGTTCTTCGTTTACAGAACGAACCAGTGCGTAATTGCTCATGGCTTCTGCAAGAGAATAGATTCGTGTAAACGCTTTGCTGTCGTTGAACGGGCGAGTGAATAGCGACTGTTCGTGAACTGTGGAGTGCCTGTAGACTGTGTTTGATATGTACGGCAGATACCGCAACTCTGCGTTGCCTGTACGGAACCACACAACAGGAGAAGCGTAACGCTCCACAAGACTGTCGATTACTGCCAGTGTGAGGCGTGGATCGCTGCCGTACTCTTCGTTGATGTATAGAGTCAGCGGAGTTTCAGTTTGATCGGAAAGCACGAAACCAATATCCGCTTGGGAATCGTTGCTGCGAACCTGTATACGACCACCGTTGGGTGTCTTGTCACATTGAATCATGGTGTAGTTTCCTGTTTTTACTTGCGCTTGCGTGGACGCAAGCCGAACGAGAGCCGTTTACGCATAGAAATTTTACGCCGTCTTCTAGCCACATTACGCTTGGAACGAGCCTTGCGAGCAGACCGCTTGGAGCGCATCTTGAGTTTGCGTAGTTGAGAACCCGGTCGTCGCACACACACTCTTGCGCCCTTTTTCATCATGCCCGGTCCGCACTTGAAAATGATTCGCTTCTTGCCTTTACGAACCACGATCTTGCGACGAGCAGCAGCCTCGTTAATCATTTCGGTTTGCACTTCAACCGATTCTTCAATCTCTTCGTCTTCTTCGGCTTCAATTTCCACATCAATATCTGCTTGCTCCACAGGATCAAGAATCTCAATCACGCCGTCTTTTTCTTCCCACTCAATGCCTTCTTCGTCAAGATACGCAATCACATCTTCACGATCAAAATTAGGCATATCAAGAACTATTTTGCTTTCGGTGAGTTCAGCATCAAACTCTTCAAAGAATAATCTCTGAAGTGAGTTGAATGCGTGATCTCGTAAGTCCTTGAAGTCTTTCATTTTAGTCCCACAACATGTCGTTGCCACGATCTAGTACAATTTTGCGGGTACGCTTGTCTAGAACCTGTAGCCCTGTGCCTGCTGCTTTGAGTTCAACCTCTCGGCTACCAGCAGTCTCGTAAGTATCTATGCCCATCTTCTTGATCTTCTTGACCTTGAGTGTATACGGCTTACCGTTTTTCTCTCCGTACACTTCAAACTTTGTGCCTGCGGGCTTGATGTTCATGGTGGCAATGAGTTGCTGTGCCATCTCAATGGCATTACCTGTGGCTGCTGCGCTTGCCTTCCACCCCTTTGCGCTTGGCTTGGGAAGCAGGTTGCCCATTGCATCAGTCTTGCGAGTCTTGAGTGGTTTGTTTGATCCCACGAATCGTGCAGGGTCATCGGTGTCTACACCGTAGCCAATGGTTCCTAGTTGTGGGTTGCGATCACGCTTTACCTTTACGGCTTCAAGCAGCGACTCAACCAAACGCTCACGAGACGAACGGGGGTCTACGAATCCTTCTTTCATGGGCTTCTCCTTCTTTTCTTCCTTTGGCTTCTCACCCACAGTTGCACCCGAGCGGCTTTGGCTCATTAGTCCTGCATCCTGTTGGAACTTGTTTGAGAACTGGATAATTTCATCAATAGGTACTGCCTTGCCACCCTTGGTAATGGTTCGGGTTCTCATCTTGGCATTTGTGCCTTGACCGTTTGCAATATCTACTGCACATTGTGCTGCCCAACGGTGATGCCCGTCAATCACATAGCCGTCGCTTACATAGATGGGTTCAAGCAGGCGAGCAGCAGCCTTGCCGTAGTTTTGTGGGTCTTGCTGTGCGGCTACGAGTGTGCCGTACATGGCTGCAACTTTGGAGCCTAGTAGTTCACCCTGAATAGGCTTGAGTGAAGTGGCATCCACTTCCTGATCGTTGATCTCGTAGCCTGCGTCTTTGAGTGCTTCCTGATACGCCTTCTCCATGTTGACTTCTAGTTTCAAGTCTTCGGGAGTTACTTGTTCAGGACTAGTGTATCCCTTGCCTGCCATGAGAGCCTTGAATGCAGGCGAATCAGGCTTCTTGGGATCAACCTGTGAAGAGAATTGCGGCATCTCTTTACGCACAATACCCTTTGTGGTCTTTTCACCCTTGCGGTCGTAGCAGAAACCAACTTGAGAAAACATCTTGTCACACAACTCAAAGTCAATCACTTTTTGCCCACGCAGAGCAGCAAGTGCTGCGTGGTTCATTTCATCGGTGAATTGTTTTTCTGCGTTTGCGTCACCGAATACGGATTCGCTGTCGTCTCGTGGGCCAGCAAAGGTTTCGGTTTTGATAGCATTGGCTACCACATTAGCCTTGCGAATATCAGGTTTTAGTTTTCCGCTGCCCACAGGGTCTTCACGAAACGCTGCATCAAAAACTGTTTGTGGGTCTTCTGCGGCTACATCAGGATGCTCTTCTTCAGGCTGTGGTTGATCTTTAGCGGTTTTGGTGGGCTGATCTGCGGGCTTGCCTTGTTGTGGTGCTGCTTGTGGTTTGGCTTGAGATGCAGCAGCGGGAGCAGGTGCTTCAGCAGCCTGTGCCTGTGGTTTTTGCTTTTGATCCACAGTCTTGTCTTTTGCGTACCCGTCTTGATCTAGTGACACTTCCCGAGAAGAGTCAACTGTGCCGTGATCCACGCTGCCACCGCGTCCCTGTCCTTTTGAGTACACCTTTGCTTTTTGCTCGTCATCAAAGTAGTCCACGGTTCCAGATGGATTCTTTGCACCGTAGTGACCACTAGCGGTCTTCCACACTTCTCGCTCTTTGTGCCCTGTTTTTACGGGTGCTGCTTGAAGTTCAAGGATTACTGTGCGTAGACTCTTGTATTGGTCGCTCATATCATGCTCCGTAACTGCGTGTCAGTTTGGTGATCCTGTCAATTTGAGTCTGTAGTTTTTCCGAACGGTTGGGCCAGTGAATGTACTCTTTCTGTGGGTTCTTCATCAAATTAGTTAGTAGAGGAAGTATCATGGCTTCCAACTCCAACAGTTTGGTTTTGCAGTCCTCACGCATAGCATTAGATCGTTCTTCAACCTCATCCAAAACTGCACTCAAGTTTTCGCCTTGAGCGTGTACTGAAGCACTGAGTTCCCCCAACTCCATGTTTAGTACACGATCAATCTTTTCTTCCACACGGGTTAGTTGTGCAGGAGACGCTGGCTTGAAAGCCACAAGTTTAGCGTCTATTTCTGCAAGTCTAGCCTGTATAGCCGAAATGGCAGCACTTGACACCGCCGGTTGCGGTGGTGGTTGCGGTGGTGAAGGGGCAAGTACCTTTAACTCGTCTTCATCAACCGCTGTGAAACCGAAATCAAATTCGGTATCACCCATATACCACTCAGTTTATGTTCCAAGTACCGCTACCACTAACAGGAGCATTGAAATAAATCATTGCGGTAAATCCTGCATTTACTTGTGTTCCGCTTGCGAAGTTTTCAAAAGTTGCTCCTGCCACTACAGCAGTATTGTTAGGCTGACCACCTGTAGGCCCAGCAACACCTGTAAAAGCATTTACTCCAATTGTTTCAACGGTAAAAAGAGTTCCTGGGGATTTTGTAGCACCAGCCCACGGAGATGCAAAAGCAATTTGTCGTGTTGCTGCCGAAGCCAAAGTGAATCCTCTTGGACTACCAACAACCGCAAAATCATTATTGCTGAAAGCCCCACCGAAATTAATTCTGTCTCCAGTGTCTAGTGTTACCCCACCAACTATTCCCCAAGCAGTTGCACCAGTTGCACCGGGACTTAGTGTTCCACCCAATGAAATGCCGGAATACATGACAGCCCTATGGTCTGCGCCGCTACGAACAAACTTCTTTAGGAAAATACCAACAGTTTGTCCTTCATTTGCTCCAATTATATTTCCATTTGGCAGAGTGCTACCACGGGGATTCTGTAGTTCAGCCTCCGTGGCAAATTCTGGTGTATTAGGTAGCAATCCCGGATAGATTGTGCCAAAAGGAGGGAATCCAGTACCGGTAGTCAAACCAGTAATACCAAAGCCCAGTTTTCTCGCCATTTTTTCAATCATCTGTGCGCCTGTGCGACCAATTGCACCGCTTACACCGTGAGAGGTAAAAAGGTGGGCGAGAATGTTGCCTAGTTTGTTGGCTCGTGCTAGTTCTACTGATCCTGCGGTAAATGCCATCGGAATGTCCTTTCGATTGGGGGGAGTAATTGCCTTGTCTACTTATTTATTCATTTCTGTAGCGTCACCCACGGAGTTTAATATTTGATTTGTTGTATGGGTTTATATTTAGGCTTGTTCAGCGACGCACCATACGCTTGTAGCCCTGCAACCATAGAGTCCACGCCCCGTTGTGCTCGGGACGCTTCGTCTGCAATAGCCACACACTCGTCGTAAATACTTTTGCTTTTCACCACCAGCACCGTGTCTGTGCTCGGCCCGCCCATATCGCTGAAATGGCGATCACCCTGTGGGAATTCGTAGGACTTTAGCCCAATAGACGCACCCACCCGTTGGGCTAGCCCACCGTAGATGCGCCCACGAGACGATTTAGCGTCCTGCTTGCGACCAAACAGTAGCCCACCAAAATCAGGTCGGCGGGTAAACGCTTTGGCAATCTCTATCACCGTGCCAAACACCCCGATGGACTGGCGTGGGTTCAGGTCGCCCACATCGTTGTCCACAAAATCGTTACTAGTGTTCCAGTCCGCAATGTGTTCGTCTGACCAGTAGTAGTGTCCGCTTATCTTGTCCAAATGGACAGGAAACGCTAGACGGGCAAAAGACAATTCGTATATCCGTTTACCGTCTGCTGTCACGAGTGGACGAATTTCGCTGCCCTTGTTCTCGCCCCACACAAATGCGTGCCCAAACGACACACGGAAAATGTGGGCTTGAATACTGGGCAAGTATAACATGCCTTGGGGAATCAGAAGCGGCGAAACCTTTTCCTGTACCCACTTGTCCATCTGCTCACCGCTTTGTACAGGAACACCGTAGCCGCTGTGGTATTTTCTGCCTGCGTTTCCCTTGTCAACACCAATCTCGGTGTCCAAGCCTTCGTTGCGGCTAACTGCAAAGTACCTGTGGTGCATCAAGTCTTCGTACTTGCCAACCCGACCCCATATTGTGGGCTTGGTGAGTTCTAGCCACGGTGCAGGGCGAGTAAACGCTTCGGTCAGATACGATTTGAACTGTAGACGGCTCATTGGGCAATTCGCTCCAACACAAACAGTTCACGCCCCATGCCCAAGGATTTTGTTGACTCAAGACGGTATCCTGCTTGTGCAGCGTATCGCTTGATAAGCGAGTTGTACAGTTTTACACGCGAGCCTGAACTGTACGAATATGTTTTTGCGTTTACTTCTGATTTGGCTGCGGTGAATGAAACCGTTTTTGGAGCGTAGCGTTTAACAAATCGTTTGAACCCGTCCATGACTGTTGCAAACACCTGTGTAGCCTTGCCTTCACCTGTGAGTGCAGTAGAACCACCGCGTGTAAAATCCATGTCCCAACCTTCGTCTTGTGGCTGAATGTACCCAAAGTTTATAACCAAGTAGTCTGCTTTGGGATCGGCTTCGTCACCGTCTGTGTAGTGGTACGCAGCGTGATCGGGGGCTTCCACCTTTTTCACAACCCGAAACGGCTTGTCGTACAGTTCAGTCAGATATGAGCGGAAATCGTGGTGCATTACGAGTTCAGGTAATCTAGTATTTCTTTGCCACGCAGCCAGCGGAGTTTCTGTGTGTTTCGTACCAAGCCTACTTCAAAGATTTCTACGCTGCCGCCCAAATCTATTATTTCTGGTCGCACGGATAGTATTTCACGAAGTGCGGCTTTAATGGAACTGCGATCAATGCCTTCAAGAGACGGTGTTTTTTCTCCACCGCTGTACACTTTGAGCCAACCCTTTATGTACGCAACACGCTGGACTTCGTAAGCCAAATCCATGTCCTCTTTTTCTATTCGCTCTTTGACTCGTTCAGCAGTGTACATGTGCTCGTCTCCGTTTTTGTCGTACCAACCCAAACCCCTTTGATTATAGTAGTATCCCTCTTTTTTTAATCCTTCATACAATTCTTGCTGACTAATACCGAAACGAGACGGGTTTCTTACCAATTGTGTTACATGGTAGCCGTTGCTGTGCGAGAATGTGTAGTTTTCCAGTTTGGGATTCCACCAGCCTGCAATGCTGGTCTTGTTGCCCCACGGATACGGAGTACGAGACGGCTTTTGTGCTGCTGCTTTACGCTTGGCACGAATTCCTGCCCACGCTGCGGACAGGGCTTGCTTGTACCCCTTGCTTGTGCCTGCTGCACGCATCCTGCGATCAAATTCGTGTGTTAGTTTACGAGCACGAGGAGATTCAGGATCAGCACTCGCTGGGTCAAAAGCATTAGGGTTATCGTAAATGCCTAGACGCTCGTGTAGATTACGGATAAATTGGAAATAGTCTTTCATGTGTTTTCCTTTAGAATATGTAGAGCAGGTTTCAACTCCACGGATCACCCGAAAATTTAATGGTGGACGCTAATTTTTCAGATTCAAACTTGGCTCTCATTTTCAGGATTTTTTTACCACTTGCACTCACACCTATTGATTCGTTTCCAACTTTTTCTATTGAAATTTCACCCTTCATAATTGCGTCAAGTTTTTTGTTCTTGAGCGGGTCGTCTACTTTGGCAGTAATCTTTCCCGGTTTGTCGCCCATGCCCGTGACTTTAACATACGGTGGGTATAAATCATTACTGGCATCCAACCAATTTTTCAATATGTAATCACGCAACTTTAAACTATCAAGTTCGTTCAAGCGGGTGTACATGATGTCTCGCACCTTGGCAAGCACTTGTGATCCTATCTCTTGTGTTTGTTTTTGTACGCCGGGTTTGTTACGAATAGCGTCTTTTCGTGCTTTTGAGTTTTCTGGTAGTTTAAATTTTTTTACAGCAGTGGTTACTGCTTCTGTGAGCACAGTGCTCAAATCCACTTCAAGTGCGGCTTCCACGGTTCCAATACCCGGATTCTTGAAACCAATATCACCCCCACCTGATGTGGATTTTGCGGACAGACCCAAGAATCCGTCAACTGGCCCTCTGGTGAATTGTATAAGAATGTCTGTGGGATTCTTGCGTGAGTCTACTTCTCGTCCAACCGCACGAGACAGCACACCCGGTCGTGCAGTCCACCACACCTTTTTTACTTTTCCAGAGTATTTGTGTGCTTTTGCCCATATCAAAAACTCTTCAACCATTCGTTCTGCCCGTTCAATTTGAATAGCAGTTCGTGACGCACCAATCACCTTGGATTTGCGATTGAATTGATTTTTTGCTTCGGCATCCCACCATTTACTACCTGCCAGTAAATAACCAACATAAATTTCATTCACATCTGCTAGGTCTGTGTTTGATGGCATGTGCTTCTCCGTTATAGCAATTATTTAGGCAAAAGAAAAACCCCCTTGCGGGGGGATTCTTTTTTACAAATTGATTTTGGGTTTACCGTTTGTAATTCCTGTAAGGGATGGTGCTCCTGCTGTCATCGTACTCTATTTCTCGCCCCGTATTACCGTAGTGAGTTCGTGCCCACTCTTTCTTGTCTGCGGCAGTCCATTTACGATTTACTCGCTGATTGTACGCTGTACGAGTATCCACCACTTTGCCACCCGTGCCGTACACATTCTCTTTGTCAGCCTTTTCTGCTGCGTCTGTTGCCTTGAGTTTGCGTGCATCCGCTGCTGCGTCTTTTGCCTTGAGTTTATGTGCAACCGCTGCTCGCTTGCGTGCAGGCGTTGATGTGTCTTTTGCCTTGAGTCTATGCTTATCCGCTGCCTGTTTCTTTTTACGGATGCTTGAGTACATTTCGTAATCTCGTTCAGGAGTCTGCAAGTCTTCTAGTAGTGCCTGTGGATCAAGGTCTAGTGCTTCGCAAAGGTCAAGAATTACTGCTTCAAGAATACTGGTGTACTCCATAGCCTCGTCCAGTGCAGCAATTGGGTTTTGGATGCGTGCAATGCTCTCGTTGAGCGAACGGAATGTGTTGGTGTTGAATCGTGCCATTAGTGTATCTCCTTGTGCTGTTATTTAGTTTTCTTGGCTGTCTTGGCTGCTCGTGCTTTACGACGCTGCATTGCTGCCATGTTGGCGTTTACTCGTGCGCCACTCACCTCACGGTTGGTCTTGAAGCCTTTGCCTGTAAGCAGATTCTTGGACGCTTGAAAGAAATCCACTTCGTCAATGATGCGTTCGTCTAGTTGTGCGCCTTCCTGTACCTTGCGCTTGGCTATTGCATCCAGTTTCTTGCTTTCACGACGAGCGTACTCGTGGTGTGCCTTGGCTGCGGAATGGATGGGTGACTTCTCACCAGTGGGTGACACCGCACCTTTGCGGGTTTCGGCAGCAGCATTGCGCGCCCCACGAGCCAGCACTGCTTCACGCTCGGTGGGTGAGAGTTTCTGCTTGGGGTTGTTGAGTGCGTTCAGCATCCGCTCCCGTTCACGGGCAAACACCTTTTGTTGAGCAGGTGTCACGGCTTCCTTTACAGGCTTGCCCTTTGGTGCTTTTTTGTCCTGTTGCTTTGAGCGGAGCAGATCGCCCAGCGTGGGGTTGAATGGGTTGAACGGCTTTTTGTCACCGCCTTGTGGAGACGCGGATTCACGCACCACCTTGCCGCCCACACCGTATGTCTTTTTGCTGCTGCCTTCCTTGCGTTGAGTGGTGTACAGTGCATTTCGCTTTTTTACTGCTGCGTTGAAACGCTCTCCAGCCGCACGAAGTGCCTTTGCTGCCTTGGGGTTGGTGTCAGGAGACTTGGCTTCTGCGTCCCATGCCTGAATGTAGCGGCTAGACGCTGCGTCGCTGCCGTGTTCTGCTGCCTTCATCTTGCGCTTCATCTGCCGCTCACGAGCAGGGGTTTGGATGTCTTCCTCTACAGGTCGGGGTTGCCCGTTCACCACGCCGTTAATGGCAGCGGTCAGATCAGGGTGTTCGTCACGAGAAAAGGGGTTGTGGATGGGGTTCATGTGGGGTTGTTCTCCTGTTTTTATTATTTAGTGTTTACGGCTCCGCGCTTCGTTCATACCCACTGCAAGTTCGGCTCCAGTCTTGGACAGCCGCCCCTTCAGCACTTTAGCAATTTCACGGTGCAACCGCTTGTGGGCACGCTCACCCCGTGCGCCCGGATACTCCCGCAAATCGTTTGTGTTTGCCGCACCCAAAGCACTAAGCGAGTCGCGTGCGAGCCGTGCTTCGGCAAAGAATGTGTGGGGGCATTTCATACTTTTACTTGACACTCAACACTGTCAGCACACCGTCACTCCACTCGCCTGTGCCCACAGCGGTGCGTTCCAATTTGTCCCAGTCCGCTCGTGCGTCACTCTTGTGTACACGGGTACGCCCACGCATCCACCAGTCACCACGAGACGGATTCCACCAGTACTCCCCACGGTAGTGGTACACATATTGGGAATCGGTAGCGTCTTCCACCCATGCGTGTACAGGCGTTTTGCCACTGGAAGCAGGTGTAAGCCTGTTGCCACTGTGCTGTTCGGGTTCCATTAGTATCCACGCGTGAATGACTGCGTGGGTACGCGAACTGTGCCGTACCTTTTCCATGAACGCACTCATGGACGACTCCATACGGCTTTTACGGCGTGCTGCGTCGGTGGCGGCTTCGGTGATGTGGGCGGCAAAGCGTTTCATACGGTGGTTGTACCCCTTTTAATCGTGCCGTGTAGTTGGCGAGAGAACAGGTTGGAGCGGTAGTCTAGTGGTGCGCCCACTACTGCGTTTCGTTCTGCCCAAGCACCGCCTGTGGTTCTGGACAGCACAAGGTCGCGTACTTCCACGGTGTCGCCCACACGGAGCGGAGGCAGGTCTTCCCGTGTTTCGCTCGTGCCGATATACCCCATGAGCATCCACCCTTCGGATGTGTGTATACGCACACGCCACCGCCAAAACAGTTTTTTATTTCTGTAGTTTTTGGTTAGCCGCCCGTGTACGGCTACCGCAGAGATCACGGTTCCAGTAATGGTAAATCTACTAACAAAGTACTCGCCACGAGGGCGTGGGCTGTGTGTGTTGGTGGCGAGGTGTGCAGAAAACGATTTCATGTGCAAATATGTAGGAAACCCCTATATCTGAATGCTATGGGCGTTTCTGTCTAATATTTGAGAATATTGCACCACATCGCCCCACTCTGCCCCACATTACGGAATACCTGAAATAATAGGGTTGAGCGTGTGATACGGCTTTACATTGCGCCGTATTTTTTACCACGCAGACTTGCGGCTTTATCTAAAGTGTTGTGTGTGGACTTGGGCTGTCCCCGCTTCATTTTATTCATTAACGCCTTGAACTCGCTGCCTGGCCCCTTGGTAGCGTCCACCCCCATCGTACACACACTCACCCCACGCCGCACGCATTTCCGCTTTTTACATTTGGGACACGGGGCAGCACACGGGGAGTCGCGTTCTGGGATAGGCAGCACCGTCTCCCACGCGCCGCTGCATTTCTCACAATGGTATTCGTATACGGGCATAGTGTAAATCCTCCGCTCTATCTATTACACACCCCCCTTGAGTTTCTTAAGGTAATTCTTTTTTTCTCGCAGCAGTACACGGCGAGGCATGGGCAATCTGAATTCTCGGCAGATTTCCAGTGCTTCCCGCTCGGTGGCTTCTTCCAAGGTGTAGTAGTCTTTCTCGTTGAAAATAGGGTCATCACGCATCCACTGTAGAAAGTGGGCGTATTCGTGTGCTAGTGAGAACAGCCATTCGCTAGTACGGCGACCACCTGTGGCTACCTTTAAAGCACCGCGTGCAGCAGAGGTACTCTTTGCAGTGTGGTCAGGCGGTTCAAAAATGCCTTGGCAGCGTTCGCCGTCCAATGAATTAATTTGGTAGCCGCTGCTCATTACAAAACGAATATTGCACTTGCGGCACTGTGAGCGGATGGTGCGGATGAAGTCGCGGACACGGGGGTTCTTTAGGTACGCCATGTGTGGAATCCTCCAGAGGTATGTTGCTATTCTACCACAAGGAAAATGGAAGAAAAGCGTAAACCCTTTATTTGAAAGCAGTTATACGCGCTATTACCGGACATTGGAATACTTTAAATGGAAATACCCCTTGCAAAGCCCCGTTTTTATGGTATATTTTAGGTATGCAGAACTCTACCGCTACGGCTACCACCGCCCCGAACACCTCCACCAAGAGCGTGCTTGCGCGTCTTCTTGCCACTGAAAACATTTCCGTGGAGCACAGCAATGTGCCCACCGCTGCGTTCGACTTGAAGACCCGCACCCTCATCCTGCCCCGTTGGAAGGATATGAGCAACGCGCTCTACGATATGCTTGTGGGTCACGAAGTGTCGCACGCGCTGCACACGCCGCAGACCGGCTGGAGCACGGACTCCAAGACGCTTGCCGCCAAGCACGGCGTGAGCGAGGGTGTGGCGCGTCAGTACCTCAACATTGCAGAAGACGCTCGCATTGAGCGACTGATTAAGAATCAGTTCCCCGGTCTGCGTGCAGACTTCTTCAAGGGTTACGGTGAACTGCTCGCGCAGGACTTCTTCAAGACGCAGGGCAGCGACTGGAACACCCTGTGCTGCGGCGACCGCGTGAACCTCCACTTCAAGTTGGGTCTGCACACTGGTGCAAGCATTACTTTCAACGCGCACGAGCAGGGCATCGTGGACGCGCTTGATGCTGCACAGACTTGGGAAGACGCTGTTGCTGCTGCTGATGCCATGCTTGCGGTGGACGCTGGCAAGTGGATGAAGGAAAAGCAGGACAGCAACAGCGACCAGTCGGACGGCGCGAGTGGCTCGGGCGAAGGCGAAGAGCAGGAGAGCCAGTCACAGTCGGGCAGCGGTGAAGGCGAAGCCAAGAGCGAGAGCGGCAGCACCACTACTGATGGTGGCGACGAATCCGCTAGCAACGGCGGTAGCCCTGAAGACTCGCAGGGTGGCGACACTGGTGGCAACCAGCCGTCGCACGGCAATTCGCAGAGCGAGAAGCCGCAGAGCGATATGCCCATGCCCACCACGCAGAGTGCTTTTGAGAATGCCATGAAGACGCTGAACGACACCAGCCGCAGCGGTTACGATGTCAAGACGCTGCGCGTGTGCGATACACAGGACGCTGTTGTGGACTTCAAGAGCGTGCTCGCTGATGTGGAGCGCATCGTGGCTCGTCTCAATCCCGTTGTGGAGCCGTTCCGCAGCGCAGAGTACAAGACTGCCAGCACCGCGATGGCTACCGCGTTTGATCGTCGCAAGTCTGCGGATATTTGGAAGCGCACCGTGATTGCCAAGACTGGTGGCGTTGATCCTCTCCGCATGACGCAGTACAAGTGGAACGAAGACATTTTCCGTCGCACCGCTCGCGTCACCACTGGCAAGAACCACGGCATCGTGATTCTGCTTGACTGGAGCGGCTCCATGTGCAGCATCATGCAGCAGACTCTGGGTCAGTTGATCATCTTGACTGATTTCTGCCGCATGGCTGGCATCCCCTTTGAAGTGTTTGCGTTCACCGATTCGCCGTACCTCAAGTTGGAGAAGGGGGTTGATCCGTACAGCGACGATGTGTACACGCAGTACAAGGCACAGCGCGAAGCGTGGGAAAAGCCCATGATTGGCAAGGCTGCAACCGTGCAGGTGAGTCTGCTGAATTTCTTTAGCAGTCGCATGACCGCTCCGCAGTACGAGCGCATGAAGAGCATGTTGTGGCGGCACTGGGGCACGATCACCAATGATCGCTGCTACCGCATGGGTTCCACGCCCACCGTTTCGGCACTGTACCACATTGTGCCTGTTGTGGAGAACTTCCTCAAGGTGAACCGCATTCAGATTGCACACACCGTGGTGCTGACTGACGGCGAAGCCACCGATGGGTTCTTCACGAACACCAGTGGTAGTGGGTATCGCACCCACCATGTGATGCAAGACCCGCAGACTGGCGTGTCGTATGATATTGATACGCACTACTGCACGGGTGCTGACGGCAAGTACGGCAGTTTCCAGCGTGGCACTGTGCGTTGGGAAAACCCGTACAACGCTTCGGTGTGTGCTGCCATTGACATTCTGCGCCGTCGCACGGGTTCCAAGGTGCACTGGATCGGTCTGACCGAGCGTCAAAGCACTAATGTGCCCAACATGGGTGGCTTTGTGCCGTCTGCCAAGGGCAACAACTGGAGCCGTGACGGTTTTGCCCGTGGTACTGCGTGTGGTTTTGACACTGCGGTGGTGGCTGTGGCAGCGCGTTTCGGTGACGCAGGCAATAATGCGTGGATTGAACGGCAGATGCACAAGATGGACGAGAAGATTGATGCGGCAAAGAGTGCCCGCACGCTGGTGACGGCTGTGGTGAACAAGCAGGCCATGGCAAATTCCATGCGTTCGCTGTCCACCATCATCGGCGAGTACCTTGCACTGGCGTGAGCCGCAGCACATTCTGCAAAAACAGCGTAAATTCCCTCCCCACAGGGGTTTACGAAGTGGATTATCGGACTTTTTGAATCGTTTTTCGCAAAAAACCCTTGACAGGAACCCAAAAATCGGGTAAATTATTGATATGAAGAACTCTACCTACACTCTTACTTCGACCCAGCACGCCTTCGTTACCGCCGTTCGCCCGTATTTCCACGGAGGAAACTTCGGCAAGGGCGGCGGCGTGATGTACAGCGAACTGCTTGCTGCTGCCAAGCGCGCTGGCTACTCCGCAGTGCCCGCGTGGTGCATGACCGCAAGCCGCAAGTCCGGTCGTGGCTTCTACATGCTGCCCGAAATCATGGCAAGCGACTCGGATATCACCGTGATCGCGGTGAAGCGTGGTCGCCCTGCGGGTGCAAAGACCGCAAACAGCGCAACCAAGACTCCCGCACCTGCTGCGGCTCCTGCGTCTCGCGCTGCTGCTGCGCTTGCGTCCGTGGTTGCGGACTCCTCGGTGGCTACGCGCATCACCACGGGCAGCGGCGTGTCGCTCACTGCTGATGCGGCGTGCATGGTGGCAAGCCTGACGGGCGGCGAGCGCACTTCGTTCACGCCTGACACCGACAGCAACTACATTGCGTGGGGCTACCACAGCGAAATCGAGACGATTATCGCGTCCAAGGCGTTTTGCCCTGTGTTCATCACGGGCATGAGCGGCAACGGCAAGACCACGATGGTGGAACAGGTGTGCGCCAAGTTGGGACGCGAGTGCATTCGCGTGAATTTCACCGTGCAGACGGATGAAGACGAACTGCTTGGCGGTTTCCGTCTGATTGCAGGCGAAACCAAGTTCGTTCCCGGTCCCGTGCTTGTGGCAATGGAGCGTGGCGCGGTGCTGCTGCTTGACGAGGTGGATCTGGGCGGTCACGCCATCATGTGCTTGCAGTCGGTGCTGGAGGGCAAGGGCAAGTTCATCCCCAAGATTGGTCAGTATGTGCGTCCTGCTGCGGGTTTCACCATCGTGGCAACCGCAAACACCAAGGGCAAGGGCAGCGCAGACGGTCGCTTCGCTGGCACGAATCAGTTGAACGAGGCGTTCCTTGACCGCTTCCACTTCTGCTACGAACAGGACTACGCAGAGCCGAAGGTTGAGAAGAAGATTCTCAAGAAGTACGCGGGTTCGCTCGGTGTGAGCGACGATGATTTCATGGACAATCTCGTGAACTGGGCTGATCTGGTTCGCAAGTCGTTCAAGCAGCAGATCGTGAACGAGATCATCACCACGCGCCGTCTGCGTGACATCGTGTTCGCGTTCAGCGTGTTCGGCGACAAGATGCAAGCCATTGAGCGTTGCGTGTCGCGCTTCGATGAGGAGACGAAGAATGCGTTCACGGAGTTCTACACCAAGATCGACGCGACTGCCAAGACTCCTGATCCTGTTGCGGCTCCTGTTGATGCCGCTCCTGCTGCTTCCACCAAGTGCCCCTTCTGATCCACGAAAGGAAAACCACAATGAATCCCACAATGAATCCCACAATGAATCCCACAAAAGGACTACTCACAGGCATCACCATTGAATCCGATGAATACAAGGATTCGTTCAAGCGGCGTATGCGCTTGTATCTCGCAAACGGATACACCATCAGCATGGTGTACGGCACAGGCATGTACTCGCACACTCTGAACGGTGAACGCCACGGTGATACACCCCCCGGCGGGCTGACCACGCCTGAAGCCAAGGCTGTGGAAATCGCGGTGCTTGATCCTATGGGCAAGTTTGTGCCCTTCAAGGACAGCGAAGAGGTTCGCGGATACACTGATATGGACACCATGCTTGGAATCGTGTGGTGGGCAGCGTCTCTGCCGCCACTTGCTGCTACTGTCTAAATCTCTCAACTCACACACACAAAGGAAACACAATGAACACCAACACCAACACCAACATCATGCTCCCCTCGTACACCCCCGGTCAGATCGCCTTTATTCAGTGGATTCAGCAGAACCGCAGCAAGATCACGGTTTTTGACGAATGCACCGTGAGCCGCAAGGAACTGCTGGCACTGCTCCAGAGTGATTCTGCGTACATTGCCGTGCCTGCGTGGATTGCTGCGCCCAAGTCGCGCCGTAGTGGTCGCGGAAACTACTTGATTCCTGAAATTAATGCAGAGATCAAGACGCTGGTCGTGAACACCAATAATCGCGGACGCAAGGCTGGCAGCAAGAATGTCAAGGGCACGGCTCCGGCTGCGGTTCCGTCTCCGGCTCCCGTCAAGGCGTAAATTACCCGTCCCCGTAACTCAGTGGATAGAGTAGCCGCCTTCTAAGCGGCAAGTCAGTGGTTCAAATCCACTCGGGGACGCTTCCCCCGTACACTCGCAAACCTACAAGGAAACACACAGCATGTGCAAGCAACTCCGAATGAGTGATTTTGAGCGTTCCATCCGTTCCGATTCGCCCATGTACCCGCACGATCCTGATGCGGATTGGGACGATGATTGGATCGAATTCCCCAGCGATGACGAAGGCGGCACAGACATGGAAGCCGATGTGACCGATTCTGCTGATGAATTCCCCGATGAACCGTGGGACACCGACGCGGAATAAATGCACCCGGGTGCGTAATCCAACGGCAGAGATAGGGGACTCAAAATCTCCACAGTGTGGGTTCGAATCCCACCGCACCTATTCTAATAGATACTTTGCCCCCATTAGTAGAGTTCTGCGGGCAACAGCCCTGATCGCGTAGTGCGGTCAGGGTTTTTTTATTTCTACAGGGGTTTCCCGCGTGTGTGGAAGCCCTGAACACGCGCTACAAACACGGTTGTTACGGGTCACGCGAGTCGGGCGTTTGCGGACCAGTCATTTCGGGCCCCTATGGGGTGGAGGGGGGCCGGCTAGCCGTACCGCGAAGAATCCCGAAGCCACAATTCAAAAATTGGGACTCCTAGAAATGCCTAAAGTAGATTTCAAATATTGGGACTCCTATGAGTCTCTCCCAAGATTTCAAATATTCGTTTACGGAATTCGCTTTTGGCGAACTTTACCTTCCACCTTTTCAAATATTCATCAGCACACGCACGGCGTGCCGCCACACGCGCTGCCCCGCCTGTACCCCCATCAGCCCCACCCCACACAGCGCAGCCCCGTACAACGGCGCGTAGCCCCGTCCCCTATCCCTATACGGAACCCCATGCCCACTCTCTAATCGGTTACTGCCCGTGTTTTCAAATATGGGCACGGCACGCGCTGGTGCGGGAAGCACTTAAACTATTACGGTAACAGGTAAAGTTTTAATTCCACACTGGACGAAAAAAATATTCCACACCATTGCACTCCCACAGGGGTGTGTTATACTAGGGGCATGACACAACCCGTTTACCGCTTGTGGGCACGATTCGCGGAACCACGCACACCCGGTGCAAAGCACAACATCACCACCGTGCATCCGTACAACTACTATGTGGAATTCGCTCCTGACCACGAAACCCGAAAGTGCACCATGACTATGGCATCGCCGGAATCACCGCTGTGGGCACGCACACCAATCATAGGCACGCTGGCGCGTAGGTACAATCGCAAGCACAAGACCGAATCTGGCACGATTATTATATACACGGAAACCGCTCGTCTTGCGTGGAGACTGCTGATTCGTAGCGGTTGGCACACCAGTGTTGCGGACGCAAGCCGATGCGCGCCCACGGTGCTGCTTTCACAAGCAGAGTTGGATGCGGTGGTGTCGGTAGAGGTCAAGGCGTAAACCGTGAACTACTTCTCGTCCACATTACTCACGCCGCTGCCACCAAAGGAGCCACTAGATATTACGCAAGAGTACCCGCTGCCCACCATGCACGGGTGGCGGGTGTGTGACGGTGTTGTGGGCGGCGACACCACCACCGTTTTGGCGTTCACGCCTAGTTGGGTGTGCCACCGTCGCAAGTGGCGTGTGGACGGCATGGATGTTACGGTTTGTGGTTACGGGGCACACGCACGCGCATGGCTGAATCCGCAAAGCCTGAAGCGCGAGGTGTGGTTGCGTAGTGTGTACACCATCCACATTCCCCACCTGTTTGTTGACGGCAAGGCTAGCATGACATGGAGTCAGGCACGAGAGTTGTGGAGCGCGTGCATGAATTTTGGTTTAGAGTATTGGGCCAACCGCAAGATTTGGTATCGGTGGGAGGGCAAGTGGGACGCGGTGTAAGGCGATAAAAAAATCGTAAAGTTGCAACCACAGGAAACCTAAATAGTTACGGTCTGGGTTGGCGTGGACTGTGCGAACAGATTACGCTACTCATGCAAAGGAACTTCGCTACCTTTCGACCGCCATAGTAGGGGGAGTCCCACGGGTAACGGGACTCCCCTCTTTTTTTATTCGGCTTCGGCTTCGCCTTCGGCTGCTTCTGCGGCGGTGTGGTACAGCGACCACACCTGTGTGGGATCGCCAATCAGCACAGTTCTGCTGACATACGCAGGAATCACGGTAAGCGTATTGGTGGAGTAGTTTACCGCGCTAATAGTTCCGTTCCATTGCGTGCCTGCAGTGCTGCCGTCCACTGCGTACACCGTTGTGACAGGAGGCGTATACGCAGTTCCGTACAACGACACACCACCTGCAATGGTGAACGACACAGGCACGCCTGCTGTGAGTTGGCTCGCCACGCCTACTTGAGTAGTGGACGACAGCCCCGGATAGTAACCCACCCATGTGTTTGCGGTGATTACTGAAGCGGTCAGACCTGTTACCGTGATGAATTCTGCGTCCAAACCACCGGCATCCAAGCCTTGATATTTCAACGGGAATCCGGCTGGACGCGGACGAGCGGGCCACCGTTCAATCGTTTCTTCCACCACAGCCTCACTAATGTCTGCCCGTTGGGGAACCACACCCGGTATACCAAACACAAAATCAGTAGTGACTCCACCCACATCAATGGTTGGGGGAGTACCAATATCTGAAAAATCAGGAGGAGTGGGTGGCTGCACACCAGCCAATGCGTTGTTTCGTGCGGCTTTCAGGGATTTGGTTGTGTTCCAATTTGTCATATATTTCCTCCACCGTATGTAGAACACCCATAAAAAAATCTAAATACAGCGGAGGATTCTATGCGATTTAATTCCAGCAAATACCGTGCACTGAATGAAAGCATTTCCCGTTTGGACGAGGCTCCGGGCAGCGGTGTGGAAGGCGACTACGAAGGCGAGATGTCTCGTGGCGAACTCAAGTCATTGATTGCCAACGCACAAGAACTCCTCAAGATGCTGGGTGAAGACGAGGAAATTGAAGCGTGGGTACAGAGCAAAATCACCAAGGCTGCGGACTACATTTCAAGTGTTCGCAACTACATGGTGGGCGATACCGTGAACGAAGCCGTGGCTGCATGGCAGCGCAAGGAAGGCAAGAATCCTGAAGGCGGGCTAAACAAGGCGGGCGTGGAATCGTATCGCCGAGCCAATCCGGGCAGCAAACTGCAAACGGCTGTAACCACCAAGCCCAGTAAACTCAAACCCGGTTCCAAGAGTGCAAAGCGTCGCAAATCGTTTTGCTCACGAATGCAGGGCATGAAGAACAAACTTACTTCTGCTAAAACTGCAAACGATCCTGATTCACGAATCAACAAGTCGCTGCGAAAGTGGAACTGCCGCTAACCACAAACGGGAGCGCACATGACACTACAGTATCCAAGGCTTGATGGCGCAACAGGGCACGCTGAAATTTTAACCAGCGATGCGTTGAGCGTCAATCAAGTGGTTGAAGTAAACAATCTTTCGTTCATTGTTGCAAGCGATTTGGATGCTATTTTTAGAGATGAACTGATAGCGGGAGAAATTCCATTACCGTCACAAGGCTCAACCGGCTCAGCCGGTGTGTTGTCGTTTAACGGTGCAACAGGGCATGTGCAGGGTGTCAGCAGTTTCAACGGCGCAACAGGTGCGGTTGTGTATGTGATTGACGGCGGTGAAATCTAAATGAAAAGGGACGGCATTTCTGCCGTCCCCTTCGTGTCTGTACAGTTACAGATTACTTGCAGCACGCAGCAAGAGCCGCACCCACCGCGTTCCATGCCCACACAGCACCCTTCACAGCGAAGGGCAGCAGAGCAAGAAAACCAGCGAGTTGTAGTGGGTTCTTCCAGCAGAAGCAACCAGTAACGGGGCAATTAGTGTTCTTCATTTGTATTCTCCTTTAAGAATTAGAACTTGATACCAAGACCCAGAGTCACAGCCCACGAGTTCTCGTTGGCAGCGTTTACTTCCTGCCATACGGGAACGCCGAAGCCTGCGTTCAGGTCAACATTGTGTGAAACAGCCCATTCCGCCTTTGGGCCAAGGAAAGCCACATTGCTGCCCTCGGTGTACCATTGGTTCAGGTCTACGCCGACCTGTAGGCTGCTCCACTTGTAGGCAACAAACGACTCGGCATTCAAACCGTAGTTGTTAAAATTACCAAACACGGGACTATACGCATACGATCCAACCCAACGCACATCAAAGGTTTGAGCGTATACCATCGAACCCCAAGTCATGTCGTAATTGAAACCAACATGGGGATTCACATTATCAGTGCCGTAACCAGCCGAGGCTGTGGGCATCCACGCGCCACCTTCAACGGCAAAGTTGGTGTCAGCACCAAGAAACTTTACGCCCTTGACCAGAGCGTAGTCAACACCAAGGTCGATTGCACCGTATCCAGTGGTGTCTTGCGAGTACACGGGAACAGTAATGTGCCAACCCACGAGGTCGTACAACTTGCCCTTTACAGACGAGTCAAGTTCCACAACGGTGTCAACATTGGTCTTGCCCCAGAAGACCAAAGTCTCGTCCACACTCACGCTGTTGAACAGAGCAGCAGAGGGAGCGGTGACGGGAGCCTTGGCTTCAGGAGCCGTTTGTGCACTAGCCACGGTGGCAAGTGCGCCGAGTAGTAAAGTTGCAAAAGTAGTCTTCATCAATCTTCTCCTTTAAGAAAATGCCCTCCACACGAAGGGTGCAGTATCTAGCGTGGCTTGTGGAGGATCACACAACCCCATCCCATACTTTATTCGGTGTTGCCTGTTTTTGGTGCAGAAACGGGGACTGGTGTATTTTTTATTGTTGGATAGTGGGAGCGTCTGCAAGCATAAATACTCTAAAATTGACAAATTTGTCGTGATACCCCCCGCCATTCAAGGAAATCCAAATGCCATCACAAACATTTTACTGGGTAGGTTCTACTGCTGACAGCAACGATTCTCTGTCTTGGAGCGGTCTAGGAAATTGGAGAACTTTGGTTATTCCAAACACACCCGGAGCCACAGTTGCAACTCTATCGGCAGCAGACCGTACCCAGTAAAATGTTTGT